TTTGATAGAGGGAAAGCCACCACTGCTTGATTAAGATGTGCCTTTGCCGAGTATCCTTCTGCACCTCTGGTTACACCCTGTAGTTCGTTGGTCGTTGAGTTGATTGAGTCATACGTAATCCACTCTGCAACTGAGGTGTCTAGTGGATCAGACCATGTTAGACAAGCCACGCTTGGTTTAGTTGCATCTATGTTATTAAGAGATTGTAAGACGATACTAGTAGTCTGTGAGTCATCTATACCACCTCCAACATTGAGGTTTGTTGTTACGAATTGTTGTAAGTATTTCATAATTTCCTTTACTCGTAGGTTAATTTATCTGCCCATGCGGTTGCTAAAGTAGTGTAGTTGGTGTAGTTGGTGTTGTTGTATTTGTTAGCAATACTAAACTCCATTTCTGTAGTCGTTGAGTTTGTGTATATTTTTTCGACCATCCACTCATCTGTTCGTATTTTACCAAGATAGTCCGTTGTGCCTATCGTTACATGATACTTTAATCTAAAAGTCTTTTCTGATAGGTACTCGTGGTTTAGGTCGTTGATGTCTCTCATTATCGTGTTATATTTATATTATGTATGGTTTTATCCTAGCTTTTATTACTCTCGGTATCTGCTGGATCATTTGGATTGCGTTTGGTTCACGTTAGTCATACGACCAAATCTCCCAGTTTGATACAAAGCACCAGTTCCAGCCTTAACTCCACTCGGTACGTTTAATTTTGCATTAAGTGCTTTTTTCAATCCCTCACTAGCAGTTGAGATAAACCACGGGCTATTGACTATTTGCTCAAGAGTAAATCCTGCTATGACTCCTGGCGCACCTGCAATAATTCCTCCTATACCACCACCACCCATCCTTGTGAAATTGAATAGCTGTCTGTTTGCTTTCCTAGCCTCTGAACTTGTCAGGATCTTCTCTAATTCCTTAGCCATGCCATAATCTAGTCCAAGTTTCTCTAACTCTGGTGCAACCTTAATACTCTCTTTCCTGAATATATCTCTTGCGGACTTCACGCCACCTGCCTTTCCAGCATCTCTTGGATTAAGACCAAACTCACTCTTTGGTACATCTGGATCAATAACTTTCCTTCTAAAGTCTGTCACTGTATCAAGACCTATATCAAGAGGTGAGCTTGAATTATTAACAATGGAATCTAAGAACATCTGTTTGCGTCTTGTCAATTCAGCTATTTGCTGTCTAGTAGCGTCTGCAATAACTCCATTGTTAGCTTGAGATAGTTCGGCAATCTTATCATCAAATGCTTTTACAATTTGACTAGTGGATATTCTTTTACCAGACTGCATTGCTGATGCGTCAAACTTCTCTCCAATGCTCTTTACAACCTGTTTTGCTGTCTCTGGAGATCTATCAAATAAGTTGTATTCCTTAATAAATGAAGATATAGATCTACCAGCCTTTGCCTCTGCATTTGCTTGTCTTATCGGGTTTCCAATTCCTGCGGTAACCATCTCATCTGCTCTTGCCAGAGCCTGTGGCTTTACTCTTGAGAATAGCTTTGATGTAAGACCACCAGCACCTTTGGCTGTAGCCATGATTGGATCTACCGCCATTCCTAGTTCTGATAACTTAGAACCAGCATTGGCTAGTTGTGAGGCTCTCTCTACTGATCCCAGCTTAGTTGCAACACCGCCAGCTCCCTTGATAACTCCACCGACTCCTGTTAGTACAGTACCTACGTCTGCCGCCATACCTACTGGATCGTTATATGCGGTGTTTTTGATGTTCTCCCACCCACCATACCTGTCTTTGTAGAACTGACCAACAGCAGTGGCTGTGTCCTCTTGATTGCCCCATTTCTTTTGGATTAGTCCTAGACCTGGTATCTTATCTACGATCTTATTTCCCTGAGTTGGATCTAAGTGTCCAGCTATACCTGTTGAAAGTCTGCCTATGTTAGCAATCGTATTCTTTTCTAAGTTTGGATTAAAGACATTTGCAACTGCACTAACCGTATCTCCGATTAACTTACCACCTGACTTGAGTACATTACCAGCAAAACCACCCCATGTCTTTTTTTCTGGCTGTACTGATGGTTGTGTTCCATAGGTCTGCGCATACTGTTGACGAGTCATTTTTATAGGTTCAACAGTGGGAGTAGTACCATACGTTTGTTGATATTGCTGACGAGTCATTTTTATCATAATTAGTCCACAATCATTATTTGTTGTCCATCTGGAGCTGTAATTACTTGACCACCTGTCTGACCTCCACTAGCCATACTCATATTGTTTGCAGTTGCACCTCCAGACATTAAGTCTTTTTGTAGTAACTCAAGCCTGCGTCTGAACTCATCATCTGGTAGATTTTGATTGAGACCAGCCATCGCTGCTTTTTCCAACATCTTGGCTTCAAAATCAGAAACTGCACCAGACCCTTTGAGCTGACCACGTTCTGCTAGAGCTAGGAGGTTTTTAAGTCCGTCATAATCAGCTTGCGCACCAGCCGCTCCAGTCCAGGCTGCTATTGGTGAGTTTCCAGTTCTCAATACGCCAGTTATTCCTTTGGTATCTTTGGCAAGTAAGTTATTGACCATTGTTAAGGCTTTATTTTGATTGCCGTTTGCCTGATCTCCGATTATTCCTAGAGTCTTAAACTTGTCAGCGTTTTGCACTAAGTAGTCATACTCAGCTTGGTTAGTTGGTTTACCTGTTGCCATAAACTCTGGGGAGAGTTTACTTGCATCAAGTTTTTGCAACTCAAGAGCAATAGTCTGTTTTTGTTGCATAGCCTGTTGCTCAATGCTACTCATTTGATCTTGAATCTGGTATATCCTGTCTTGTGCTGACTTGTAGACTTCGCCCATAGCTTGTTGTTTAGCAACCTCGTTATCTGCAAATTGAATATCAATTTGTTTTAACGACTGCATGAGTTTGGTTTCCTCATCAGCTATTAAGGTCTTAGCCTGTCTTTGGTATTGACCGACTGCGGTATCAACTTCCATTTGTTTAGCTGCTAAAGCAGATGCGTTCTTAGCTACGGTTCGGTTAAACTCACTATCAATGTTCTCATTAGCCTCTCGGTAACTTCCTGCACCTGCTGAGTCAATCGCACCTTGTCCTGCAAACTTTCGTGTAGCCTGTTGACCAGTCTCTTGTCTAGCTTGTGCTGCGGTTCTGTTAGCTTCTCCGTAGTAGTCTTTAGCCTGTGCCTTCTGAGATTCTGCGAGAGCTGTAACATCCTGTATATCAGCTTCTGTATTGGTCTTAAATCGGTTGAATATATCTGTTAGACCACTAGCTTGACCCTTGATTGCCTGACCCGCTAAATCGTATCTCTGAGCGGTTAGATCAGCATTTCTTTTAGTGATGTCATTTGTCTCTGTCACTCGGCTATTAGTCTGATCTTGCATTCTCTTTAAGAAGTCATTTATAGCCTGAGTTTGTGTATCAACTGGACTAGGGGTGGAGGGTGGAGCAGGTGGCTTGTAGGCTGGTGGTGTATAGTTTGTTGGATTAGATGCGTAATTTGAACCATACCCACTACCCTGAATCTGCGTAGTATTCTGTTTTGGAGCAACACTCATCTGAGGTACTGTTGCAGGTTTAGAGAAGTAACTAGACTGAGTTTGAGCAGTAACCTTTGGCGCATAGTTGGTAGGGTTTGAGGCGTAGTTAGTTCCGTAACCACTGCCTTGAATCTCCCACGGTTTTTTAGTTCTTGAGAATAAGTTGATCATAATATCCTTTATCTAATACTTCCATCTGAGTAGAGCGTTTTACCATTTGCTAGTGATGCGATTGCATATGGCGCTGATCTACCTACAACTGGTAGTCCTGTACTAGCATCTGACATATTAGCGTTTGCAGGAGTGTAATTTGGTATAGCGTTGCCAGATGGAGATGTGTAGGTCTGACCAGATGCCGAAGCGTTGATGGCGTTGCTGACTCCCTGTTGTGGACCGACACTCATTTGCTTACCAGCGTCATTCCATTGGTTGTTAGCCTTCATGCTATCCATCGTGCTTTGTTGACCAGTCTCAGCGTAGTATTGCTCTCTAGTCTTACCCATTCTAAGGTAATCATCAAGACTTGCTCTTGACTGCTCAACTGGTCTTTGTGGTGCAACTGGTTTTGCTATACTCATTTGAGGTGCGTTATTTCTAGCAAAGCTCATCTGTGGTGTTGTTGGTGCTTGGCTCATCTGAGGTGTGCTTCTGTTGAAACTCATCTGAGGACTGACCGCATAACTCATATTTGGTGCTGAGTCTGACTTAGTAATTGAACCAAAGCTAAGTCTTGGACTAGTGGGCTTTGGTGTGTCCTGAAATGAAAAAGTGCTTTTGAGTACTGAGGGAATTGACTTTATGTAGTCAGAGATTGATTTGTTGTAGTTATCAACCGCTCCCCTGTAATCACTGCTCCACGAGCCATCTCCATACCCCATTTTGGGGTTTTTACTGATTTCACTGGCTCGGTATTTATCAGTAGCAGCTTGACCCATACTGGTTGAGCCAAATACGTTAGCTACATTATCAGGATTCTGGAAGAAGTCTGGACTGAATAGGTCTAATGATAAAGCACCACCTTTTTGTTGTTCAGCATTTGGTGCTACATATTTAGAGTATGCTTGTGCGCCACCCATCTTGAAGAATGGATCTCTAATATCATTCTGCCCTTGAGACATGACTTTTTGAGTTGTTTGACCAACTTCTTGAGCCACTGAACCTGACTGATCTCCAACTGTTCGTTTTGGAGAGAACTTATCAATTCCTTGTTGGAATAGGTTTTTAACTCCCTGACCAGCACTCTTTAGAAAATCAATACCCTCGCCAGCCTTAGCTTGTAGCTGTTGACCGACATTTTGTACTCCTTGATCTAGTACGTTGGCATAATCTTGTCTAGTAGGTACTTTTGATTGTGTGCCTGTTTCCATAGCATTTGCGGGAATAAAGTTAGCACCAGTGTTAATAGTCGGACCTTGAGCGATCTTCTCACTAATACCAAAGTCTGGTACACCAATTTGTTTGAGAGGTGTTGACAGTGTATCAACTACGTTACCTGCGAGTTGTCGTAAAGCACCAGTTAATCCTCCAGCTTGTGCAGCCTCAGACACCTGCATCTCTGGTAGACCTAAATTCTCTCCAGTCTTTGCGATAGTCGCTCCAAGTACCTGACCTGCCTGTTGATCGTTACCTTGTAGCTTCTCAGTGATACCTAAATCAAAGTTACCAGTGGGGTTAGCTTGATTGATTATATTAGCGGTTGCTTGTCTTACTGGTTGTGTTACTTGGTTGACTGCTTGACTTACCTGTTGAGGTAGTTGTTGTACAGCCCCAGCAACGCTAGACGAAGGTGTTTGTGTTTGTGTTTGTTGTGTCACCTGTGTTGGTTGCTGGGACTGTGGCGGATTGTAAGGGGATACCCCCGTAATTTGGTTGGCGATAGAGTACTGTGAAACGTTTTCTCTAAAGTTGTTCGGGTTATCTAATTGACCTTGAGTGTTATAAAACTCAACATCTAGGTGTTCTCCTGTTGAGTTACCCGTACTTCCTGGAGTACCAATCAAGTCACCAGGATTTATTGTTTGTCCATCTTGGAATTGTCCTAAAGTTGATAGGTGAGAAAGTCTAATCATCTCTCCACTTGGGAGTTCTAGTAAAACTGAATTACCATAGGGAGAACCAGAGTCCTCTGTAATTGTTTTCACGACTCTCATCTGTACTGGTGCGTATAAATCTCCTTGATAATCTTTAGTTCTATAATCTGTGCCCTGATGTACTCCACCCGCATAACCCATTGTTGGGTTGTAATTGCCGAATTGTTGTGTAACTGTCTGATCTTGCCCGAAGATAAATTGTGATAGACCACTCACACCCGCTAAGTACTTAGATAGTCCTCCAGGTGGTAATTGCCGAGTAAAGCCATCATTCCATAGAACAGTACCATCTGCCATTGTAGCGATAGGCATTGGTGGCTTAGATTGATCTATCTGCCTAACTGATCCATCTGAGTATCTAACCGTTCCATCTTGCATGGATTGGACTGGATACGCCTCCCCTGTTTGTCGTTCTCTATCAGCTAATTGTTCACTAGTTGGTAGCTGTGGTGTCCATGCCTGGTTAAAGATAGCATTGAGCATCTCATTTGGAGTGGGATTATCAGACATCGCACCTAAAACTTCACCTTGAGGATATTGCTGTAATTCGCCATAACTTTGGAAGTTTTGGGGAATTAGATCTGGTGCTTGAGGCACTGGTGGTAGTTGCCACTGGAGAGATGGAGTATCTGCTCCAACTGGTTGCACTCTGCCACCAACTCTATATGGTTGGTTTGAGCCGACATCAAAAGCCATGTTGCCGAATGATCCAGTGTTTTTCTTCATTAAGTCCTCAAGGTTCTTGAGAAACTCTCTGGATGATTGACCCTGTGCAGGTCTGTTGAGTACTGGATTAGTTCTGTTGGCTTTCATATTTTTATTATGCCTTATTATTTGTCCGAATATGTAATTTCCTTATGTTGTGTATACACGACTGCTACTTGGTAAGTTCTGCTCTCCGAGAATTGAGTACTGATGACTGATTGATAGAAACTTGTAATCTGCGTTGATAGTGCTTGACCTAAAGTTGTATTTTATTGATCTTGAGTTTTGGTTAGTATCTAGCTCAACAATCTGGTCACTTGAGTAAAATGTAGCTGGAGTGCCACCTGTACCTGCCCCTGGTAATAGTTGCCCGACCAGTTCGTAGCCTACACCAGTACCTCCAGAGTTGACGGTGTTTACTGTGAAGTTAGCAGCGACTATTGCTCCGTTAATAATCACATCACCAATGATTGCTCCTGAAGTTGTAACATCTTTGAACTGTACCACTGGATTGTAATAGTCCTTGAATCTGTGGAATGTCTTTTGATTGAATGCTTTAGTAGCCCAGTTGACACTGATTGCCACGCCTCTATCGTTCTTGCTTTTCTGGAACATCTCAACTATATCGCCATCATCTTCATCACCAAAGTATAGGTTTTCATTACCATCTGAGTTGATAAATGTTGAGAAGTTATTAGCGTTCATGCCCTCCCAATACACCCATGCACCAAAGCGAGTGTCTAAGCACCAGATGCGGTCATTCTTGGTTGAGCCACCAGTAGCCACTGCACATCCATAAATGTTGTTGAAGTAAAACGCTGCTGAGTTATCTAGTTCTGATACCGCCACATCTCTAAGATGGTCGCTAACTTTAACTGATAGCTCATTTGTTCTAAGAATAGATCCTGCGTAATTCTCTTGGTTTCCAAGTGAATAAAATGCCAGTCTACCGTCTTTTTTAGCAGCGAAAATAATGTCATTCTCAACATGTTTAATTGAACGAAATGAGATACCACCAAATGCCCTAGTGATCTCCTCAAGTAGTTGTGTACCATCATCTGCGAAGCTAAACTTGTAGATAGCGTTGTCCTTAAACACGATAATCCCACCCTGGAACGGTACAATACCCCTAATCTGTGAGCCGTCATCTTTATAAATATCTATATATCCACCACCAATAGCTGACCATGAGAAATCAGTTATACGATCCCCTATGCCTCCAAAATATAGTCTTGATGGGTAGGTTGGGTTTCCAGATGCAAACACTCTTGATATACCAAATACCGCCATTGAACAGATAATACCCTCCGATGTGTTGGCTGGAGGTGGCAAGATAGTCAAGCTTGGTGTGTCTTGACCCTTATCTGCGTATGCGTTGGTATAGACGGTTGCCATCCATGTCTCTCCTTGACCTGTGGCGTATCGACCCCATACGTTATAGCCTGTAGCTCCTGCAGTAGCAGTCCAAGCCAGAGCGTTGTAATTAGTGGCGTTTAGTGTTGCGTTTCCTGTAGTTGTTGCTACTGAGGTACACGCTAGTGACTCACCAGCACTATTAAATGCCGAGATTCGATAGGAATAGGTAGTCGTACCTGCTGAACCTGTGGGAGTGATTGCAAGCCCTACTGGAGTTGTTAGAGCAGTGTAAGCAGTGATGGTTGAGCCATTGTAATACGTCAGAGGATCAACACCATTGAAAGTAAAAACATAATTTCTAGCCTGAACGAAGTTCATTCGTGCATCATCATCATAGGTTTGTGTACCTATATCAGTCCATGTGCTTGTCACCAATTTTTGAAGTTTACTATTAAGTCCTGAGGCAAATCTTAGGTATTCACGAGTTCCATCAGCTTGATAGTAGCCAATAGAGCCGAGAACCTTGTCACCCGATGCTGTGCCATAGCTATCACTACCAGGTCTTGGAGATAAGCCATCCACATCTAAGATGATATTCTTGGCCTCTGTTAGCTCACTCTCCTTAATTAAAGTCTCATCTTGGAAGTCATTAAGTCCACCTAAGAAACCTATGGCAATCTCATCCTTGATTGGTGGATCTGATATTTTTGAGATAGTTGGCATGTATTAAGCTCCTGTGACATATTCTGGTAGTATTGGACCAACTGTACGGTTGGCATAAGTTCGTCTATTCTGTTCTGAGTTAAGATCATTGATAAACTCCTTGAACTCATCAAACCCATCGGCAGCACTACCACGTCTGCCTTTTTGTTGCATCTTACGGGCGTATGCAAAGTTAACTATTCCGTAACTGTATGAGTCTGGTAGTTGAGTAGTGCTAGTGGTAGCAGTAAGTGGCGAGAACTCGGTAAAGAATCTATAAGTGATGTTCCTAAGAGTAGCTGAGAAAGTACCTGTCTCTGTAGATTGACTTGAGGCAAAAGTGAACGTGGTGGTACTTGGTACTGTTAGCACCTGCTGAGTACCGTTAAAGTTAGACGTTCCTGCGATAGTCACAAAGTCTAGTGCTGAGTAACCATGATCTGTTGAGCAGGTAACTGTCGCTGTAGTTCCAGATACCGTGATAGCAGTTACTACTACCGCGCTTGGTGCAGATGTTGGAATTGGCAAGATATGTAGTGTCTTATCTCCAGTAATAAACCATTTAGAGGCTAGACTAGAGTATTGATAATAGAGTGGTGGATAGCTGTAAGACGAGAGCGAGTTTTGTCTTGAGTCTGGTACAACTAATTTGCGGTTGATTCTAACCTCAAATAAATCTCTAACTGTGCTTGGTAAAGTGTAAACTTCTTGACCTGCAACGGTGGTATCTGATGCTTGATCCTCAGTAAACCAGTAGTATTGCTCTTTATAAACAGCCCTTAGACCGTCATTAAGATACGATCTTCGTCTTGCAATTTCGTTGGAATCACTAGGTACAGAGTTCTCGCCTAGCCTATATGCAAGCTGTAGTTGCAGTTGGTTTTCAGTAACTGACACAGGTTATTTCCTTCCAGTTATGCCAGCAACCAAACTTTGTGCGAACTCCTGTTGTAATTTAGTACGGTATTCTTTCTCTCTGGTTGTGACAACTAACTCTCGATCTAATACTTGTTGTTCTCTTAGAGTAACCTCAGCAAGTTTAGCCTCAGCTTCCTCAGCTCTTTTTTTTGCTTCAGCTAGTTTAATTTGAGCTTTTGTTTCTTGGTCGTTGGCTCTGCTCTCTAGTAGCGTAGCATTTTCTAATCGTTGCACTTCTTCATATTTCTTATTCAGTGCTTTTTCCCATTCGCTAAGTTGTTTGTCACGTTCGTTGGCATCTGCCTCGCGTTTCTTAACACGAGCCATCCTAAGATCCAGACCTTTTTTCTGCCCGTCTATCTCAGATTGTTGGGATTTAACTAAATCTTGTGCTTGTTGAGCGATTGCTACAATATCCATATAACTCCTTTTCTATAACTTTATTATATAGAAAGGATTAGCCAAACATTACATGCTTAGTAAGCAAAAAAGAGCAACTTATTTAATTTAGAGAAAATAGTACCTCGTTTTATACACTCCTCAACGAAAAACCAATCTCCAGCGTATGTCCTGTGTTCATACGGTACTGTAGTTGCAGTGTGCTTTGAAATTAGCATACAACCATTAGTGATGTGACCTCTCTCAAGTTTAGACTCGATAAAGAAATCACTATTGGTTCTAGTAGCAAAATCACAATAGACCACCTGTGCTTCTTTGTTCAACTTAGCGTGCTGGAGCATAAACTCCAAAAATACGAATGGATACTGGTCATCATCGTTCATGGTGACAATCCAATCTGTATCGCAGTTAGCTAAAGCCTCTGATCGTTTTGTATGACCCCAATCTTTCTTGTCTGGACAAATAACCAATCCATATTCTGGATACATGTTTTTTAACACCTGTATCTGTTCGTGAGAGTACCCTGACGCATAGATTACAACTTTGTCTGGTTGGACTGTTTGTTCTCCAATAACATAGAGAATGTGCTGTAACTTCTTAAATCTATCGTGAGTAATAACCGCTATCGTAAGTGTCATGCAGTTGCCCTTCTCCTGATCTCACTTGTCGAAATTATGTCTGTGTATGGCAAGTAGACGAGTAGGATACCTTTTTGATCTAGCCACTCTTGAGTAAATGACATCTGGGCGTAGTAGTCTTTTTTAGCCCAATCTGAGGCTATAGCAATAATATCTGGCTTGACTATCTCGATAATTACCTTTGAATCCTGACCGCCTACGTTTGGAACTACCTCTTTAACAAACGGAAGTAGTAACACGAGACTACGCCTCTCCTCATAAGTAAAAAGTGGTGGTCTACCCTTGAACTTTTCAATAAACTCATTGGAATTAAGAGATACTGTTAGATCTCCAAGCATTGAACATTGTCTGAGGAAGTTGTAGTGTCCTAGATGTGGTGCGTCGAAAGTGCCAATAGTTAAGACTTTCATAGTTTAGTTCTATCCCATGTACCCTTATACTTCTTAATCCACTTATTCTCCAGAACTTGATTCTCTCTACCGTGTCGCTCCTCAAAGACATTAGTCCTGACTAGTGGATCTTCAAGCAAGATTGGTTGCTCAATAGCACAGTATTCTCTGTTCCATGACTCCTCTAACTCAACCTCGTGGATCTTGTTCTCTACATAGGGAGGTTTTAGCTGTTCTAGTATCTCCATTCTGTACTTGCCAAGAAACATTCCCATCATCGTTGGCTCTTTGCTGAGTGCCACGCTATCTTCGTAGTATCCATTAAATAATACGTCAAATAGTCGATTATCTTTCACAATACAACTATCGTGGAGTATAAATATCTCTTTTGCTGGCTTATTTCTCATAGCCCACACTATTGCACCAGGAATATACCCCTCAGCAGTACAGTGAACGTAAGAAAAGCCGATTTTAAGCCCTTTGGTGGGCTTTCCTCCTTGAAAAAGTACCATGACTTCGTGTTTAGTATCTAGTGATGCCAAACAATCCTTGAGCCATGTATCAATTCTAGTAGTGTTGGTTGGGATAATAATCATAAATCTAAATCTATATACAAATCTACCTCATCGAATGTGTATGAGCCAATCATACCAGCCATATCATCCATTGAAGCATCCTCTATCACCTCTCGTCTAAAAAAGTTGATAACGTCTGGAGAGAATATTCTCCCTGTATCTTTTACTTTTGCGAATATTTTCATGAGAACTCCTGTAATATGCTCTGATCTACCACGTTGTTATCAAAGCCAACGAGTTTACGCTTCTTAAATAGCTTCTTGTCTGCTACCACCACACCTTTACCTTTACCGATAGCTTTTTGGTAATCAACCTCCATCATAATTGACTTCTCAGCATAGGCGTATCTATTTTGTGCCTTAGCTATCTGTGTCAGTTCAGTGTCAGCGTAGTGAGAGTGGTAGCCTTTGAAAAATACATCGCCACCGTAGATCTTACGACCCCATGACATCTGAATAACCCCGAATGAGGCTAGTCTACCGTTCCACTTGCCATCGTTGAGTGCTACTAGTCCAGCGTTCTCTACCATCATAATCAGCAGTGCTTTCTTGAGCCAGTCCTGACCAACTAGTGCATCTTGTGCGGTGTAGACTACTACGTCATGTTTGGAATCTCTGAGTGCTAAGTTAAGTGATGCTACATAACCTATCCGCTTATCATCGTTGACTATCCTCAACTCAAACGGTAGTCCCGCTCGCTTAGTTAAAACCTCGCCAGTAAGTTGTGCCTGTTCTATATTAGTAGCTGGCATAACAACTAGCGCTGATGGCACTTTACTGCTAAAGTCAAACTCTTCAAGTGTTGCACGCTTCCAGTGATCTATAGTGACGGGAATAGCTGATAGATGTCCTGGTCTAACTCCACCATGTAGCTTAACCGACATCTTGGCTTGTCTAACATCATCACAAAATACTAAATCATGAGTAATGTGATCCTCTACCTCATAAGGTAGATGGAAGTTCTTACCGTAGTTAGTCCACCTCTTTTTGCCTAACTTCTCATAGACTCTCATGTTGACCATCATGCCACCATAACCTAAACCGTCTACCTCGTAGATCTTATCATCCTCAACTGCTGAGGCTAGTAGTGACTTGAATGGTTTGATTCTCTCTCCTGAGTAGGTGTAGGCTACTGGCGAGTATGGATAGGTTCTCTTAAAGTATAGACAGCCAATTACATCAATAGTTTGACCAAGTTCCTCGGTGTCTTTAATGTATCTCTCAACGATCTGTGGTGGGTATAACTCGTCTACATCAAGCCAGAGGATATAGTCAACCGTGCCATCCTCTATAGCTTGTTTCAAAATATAGTTACGATTGGCGTCTGTTCTGACTCCAACTTTATGAGCGAATGTTATCTTAATGTCAGGAAATACTTTGCGAGTGTGGGAAACAATATCGGGTAGATTGCCAAAAGCGAATTCGTTATTTACCTGTTCAGGTGTTGGTAGAGCTATCAACAAATGCACGAATTTATCATAACACAAAAAAGGGCGTATTGCTACGCCCCTTTAAGTTCAATGTTACCTTTTTAGTAAGCACATCGAAGCATTACTGCGCTACAAGCACTTGTGGTGTCCGCTACTAGAGCATAACCAAAGACCTGAGCTTCAGTATTTACAACTGTTGAGCCAGAAGCGACTGAGTCGGCTTGACCATCTGCCGTAGCATGAGGTACTAAGCCTTCTCCAACTGCAACTGATCCATCAGTCTTGGTGTAGGTGTTCAAGCCTGAGACTTGAATCCAACCGTAGTAGGCATCGGTAATTGTACCGAGTGCCACACCAGCGGCTATGCGACCAAGAGACGCTCCACCAGCCCTGTCTTTTGTGACCTCATATCCCGTTGTGTCGGAATACTCAACCACGTCACCCTTAGCAAGGTTGGCATCTTCAACACGAATGTATTTGAAGGCGTTGCCTTTTTTGTCAGTGACGATAAGACCAGGAGTGAACAGAGGAGTCTCATCATTGTTTGATGCGAAGTCTGTTACTGGAATACCTGCTTTATGACTTGCCATAGTGATCCTTTCTTATGCTGTCTTACTAGACATGACCCCGAGGGATTTACGTCTATTTACTACTGTTTGACCCATAAACACGATGTGTTCAACGTGAATATGTTGGTCTGCTGGCTCTGCTTTCTTTCGGCGAGCAAAGTTAGCATCAGTGTGTACACCCAGCTTGAAGTTATCTTTGTTGATGAAGTACATACTGCCTGAGGTTGCAGCTTCGTCAAAGACGACAGGCACACCCTCAAACTCTACTGCAGCGAAGCCACCATCACCAAGTCTTTTGGATTCACTGGATGAAGGATTCATTTGGTAGGTTGCGGTCAGCAGACTGTTGTATTTTTCATACAAGGTCTGAGTGGTCACGATAAGAGACACATTTGATCCACCGTTGCCTAAGTTGGATGAGTTCTTGATAGTTCTCATGTCAGCAATAGACAGGGTTTCACCTGTTGAGTCTACGTTACCTCTCCACCATGAATACGTTGTACCACTAATTGCACCGATAGTAGTGGTAGTTGAGATAATGGTATCTAAACCAATCACTTCACCATCAGCAGCTGTACCAGTGTACAAATCAGCGTTCAACCTCTCAGAGATACTCATTTCAGCCTGTTGGATTTTGGCTTCAATAAGCGACATCACCTGAGGCTCACCACTATTTTTCAGTTCATCTTCAAGCGTGAACACGATAGAGACGTTGTACATCTCGTACTCGTACTCAGCCGCATCAAGAGTGTTCTGATAGGTGAGATCAAGTGGATCTGCTCCACTAAAGGTTTGCACTGTACTATTTGTACCGTACATTAGGGGTACACGAATCTTCGTGCCACCTGGGTATTTTTTTACTCCGCCATTCTGTTTCAAATGGTCTAACAAAGCATGCTTCTTGAAAATATTATCAACCATTGTTGGGTGGTAAAATTCCATAGTGGAAGCAGCTAGTTCTCCGATGTTTACGGGCATGTTGTTCCTTTCTTTACTACTTAGACTTTGCTAAGGCAGCTTGCATTGCTTGTTCCAGCGTCATGTTTCCGCTCGGTTTAACGCTTGCGGATGATGATTTAGGATTAAACTTGCCAGAGCTTAGTTCAGCCTTTTTTGCTAACTTCTTTTGGTTAGCGATATATTTTTCTACTTCTTTCTGGACTTTCTGATCCCATTTTTCCAGATATTTTTTTGTCAGTTCTTTGTGATTAAAGCCTAGTTCACTACCGTTTTCTTTCACATACTTCTCAAGTTCACGATTTAGTTCTGTTGATACATACATATCAACGACTTCATCGTATTGTTCGCCAGGTTCTCCGTTGACCATTGTTAGTCTAGGGTCAGCGTTGTTGTAGTCAGCTAGTGCTGTGTTTTTATAATCGTTAACTCTTGTTTGAGTAACGGTGTCCTCTGCCACTTTGCGGATATACTCCTCAGGCGATAGATTCGCTGGCACTTCATCGACTGGCGCACTTGATTTCAGTTGCTCAAGTTCTTGGCGTAGTTGTACTAGTTCTTCACGGTCTTTCTGCCTACCTTGCGTAAATCCCTTCATAAGATTCTTATAAAGTGGTTTAAGCTCAGCGGGGAGAGCTTCGGGATCGAACTGGTCAAGGGGAGTTTCCTCTTGAGACTCGGCTTCTGTTTCCACTAGTTCTGATTCCTCAGAGGTGGTTTCTTCCGCCTTTGGCTCTTGAGTTTCCTCTTGGCTACTACTTAATGTGCTGGAAGCCATTTCCATAGCTTCGCTTAGTGTTGGAGTATCAGTGGTATCACCCATGATGTCCTCCTTTCGTTTTGTATAGATGCCACAGACAACCTGTGGTTAATCTACATTCAGTATAGATTGGGGAATTGATGTTTATTACCTTTTTAGTTCGACTGAGAGAATCTTGCCATTCCTAATCTCGTGAAAACCTAAGATAAGTGGTATCTCTTTTCCACACTTTTTGCACACAACTACTCTTGAGTTGGGGAAGTTGTTATCCACTTCATGATCTTGGAATCTACAAAATTGAGCCACTACCTTTGGCTTGTGAGTTTGGAGTGATGATTCTCCTCTCTCGTTGATGGTTTCAGTCCAAAGTTCATTCATTGTATGCCACCAAGAACTCCAGCTTGTGTAGCTGGCGGAGTACCACCATCAGTAGGTTGTGCTGTTTGATCTTGGGATTGCTGGCTAACTAACTCGCCAGACTCATCTACGGTAAATTGTTCTCCTGTTTGTGGATTGACTAAGACAGTACCTGGCTCAACATTTTGGTCTTTAATAAACCGTTCAGGGTCTCTCACATTAAAGCCTTTTTGATACACGTCTTTAACAACCTCTTTACGATCTACGATGGGATCATCTTTGGTCATGTTGTACATCTCAATGGCTTGCGCACGAAGCACATCCTTGTTGATAGTTACACTCTCTGGATCAATGTCAACGTCTTTGTCAAAATCAATGTCTGAGAGATCTTGTGGACCAACCATATCATCGTACGTTTCTCCAGTTTCCTCATCGGTAATAGTTACTAGCTTATCAGATTGCCAGTTAGCCTGACAGAGTTTAAGTAAGAGGATAACCTCGCTCTTGTACCACTTCATAAGCGTCTTTTTAGCCTTACGGACTCTCTTTTCAGCAGCATCAGCAAAGATTGTTTGACCCGTGGCAGTCTTAACTACACTAGATGATTGAGAGCCACTGGATATATCCATCATGCCAGAGGCTTGTTGTGCATCTTGATCTGCTAACTCGTTAGTGTCTCCGACAATCTGGCTGATCTGTGGAGGTTGTAGATATTCAGGCTTGTTGTCAGACCATGTAAGTACTCTGTTCTCTCTAGGATCAAGTAATGCTGAACTATCTATCTTAGATGATTGTTCTACTAGTAATTTAGGATAGGCAGCAACATCTGCGTATCTAATCATTTGACCTCTACGGATAGACTTCTCTCGTTGGAATGGGGAGAGTAACTTACCTAAACCAAAGCCAAAGAATGTGGTTGGCGCACCATACCACTTAATGATCCTGCACAGGCTTTCATTTAGTTTGACGTGTTCCTCAATGGACTTCTTATATAGGATCTCTTTTGCTGTAAATACGATGTAATAGATTTTATCTGCACTCCAGCCTTTAACCTGACCAGAAACGTCTTTTGGTAGAGTTCCTGAGTAGAAGTAGCACATTGTTCTATCAACGTCTGACTTGACGTTATCCTTGACATCATTGACGGTATCAAGCGTGGTATCAGACTCCACATCTTTGTTGTACTTTTCCTTGATCTCTTGTTTGGATAGCTTCTTCTTTCTAACATAGAATGGTACTTTTTTAGCATCAAAGCTAAACTCACTCTCTGGACTCCACGACTCTTTCTCTGGATCTCCCACCTCAACCGTTGGATCATCGTACTCATAGTCTGTTCTGGTCATGACCTCGCCAGACTCATCTAGTTGTGGTTGACCCATCTCATCATACAGGGGAACTTCTTTGGTAATCACTTGGTAACTGTTGTGAGCCGAGGCAAAGCCACAGAGAACAAACCACCATGCAACGTCAGTCAGTACCATCTCTAGGTCTAGCTTCTGTTTAAGATACTCGTAAGCAGCTTCAACTTTCTTAGCTTTCTCTCTATCTTTTTTTCCACCCTGATTAAACAGCAACTCAGGCACACGATCAAACATAGATGCCATCATTGACTCATGATTGGTAAATACTAGTGGAATCGTGAACTGATAGCGTTTATTAGGAATGTCTGATAGGTCTATGTTAAGCTGATCTAAGACCGATGGTTGATGGGCGTTGTAAACCTTTATATCGTGCTTTACCCTATTATGAAAGTCCTCTGTAAACTTTTCAGATGTTTCTTTTCGTAAGTTAAGGAGATCTAGTAGTTTCATATATATAATCTTACTCTAAGAAATCGTCTTTTAGGTAATTCTTGTGACTTATACTCAGTACGGTTTTAATCTTCTTAATTCTTAGCCAAATGGTCTTGCTGGTTTTCTTAGTCATGAATGCCACGCTTTGTCTGGGATAGCCTAGCTCAAAGACCATAGCAATAATTAGTTGATCTAGTGGATCACGGAACTTTGAGTAGATAGACTCTATGCCTATCATTGCAACTTCCTTTTCCTGTGGTGTGGGGTCTAGTGGCAGCAACCAGTGGTTTTCTTTCATTTTTGTAACTTTTCAGCGATCTCTGCCGCCATTTTCTCAGTTGGGGTGGTCGGCTTGATCTTCTTTTTTACTACTGTTTTAGCTGGCTCTTTGTAATTGGGATCTAAATGTATTTTGCCATCTTTGTATGCTTCTTTGAATCCTCTCCAGAAATCTAATATAGCCCTTTCTACAGATTGTTTTGAATCAAATCCACAGATGTACTCTCCATCAAAATAAACAGTGAAATACTCTGGCGTGATCCCTTTGTGTTGATTCCAGATACTCAAATCCTCCTTAGGATTGAACATCAGCAGATCTGACATCACCCTGAGCCTAGTATCAAACTTAATCTTAGGCTCAAAACTACCAGATAGCTTTCTAATTAGTTGGTCTTTGACACTAAGATACATCATATTCAAACTCCCTTAATCGTTTACGCTTCTCAACCCACTGCAACATATCCTCTTTGGTGTTGGGTAAGATCTTCTTTACAGGGGTATTGGGGTAAATCCACGTCAAGACGGCGTATCTACAGTTGTGAACTAGCACACCATTGGCATAATACTCAGGATAGGAAACTTCAAGATTAAATACTCTTGTTTTTAATGGGGTGGTTATATTTACCAGCACAGCTTCTGGTGCAGAACTTGGTTTTAGAATACTTATTAACAAGAAACTTAGTTTGGCAATACAAACAGTTACGAGATATATCATCCACACCACTATCTCTGCGAGACTTTGCCCTACATTTGTCAGAACAGAATAAATTGTTTCCCACATGTTTGGTTGTATATTCTGCGTGACACTGTTTACACCGATGGGGTTGTTCTTTACGGTTTTGGTAGATGTTCTCTGCGTGTTTGCTGTGCCATATTCTGCCTTTTTTTGATTTGTGCCACTTAATAGCAAGTGGTCTAATTTTCTCAATATGTTTTTGTAATTCTGCCAAGGGTCTGCGGTGGATTGCCATATGTTCGGCAGTAGTGATTGCAACCAAGTTGTCTGGTTGATTGTTTTCCCAGTTTCCGTCTTTGTGGTGAATGTGGTATCCCTTTGGAATTGGTCCGTTTTCGTGTTTGTAGATTTCTCTGTGGAGTACCTCAATACCCCTTTTTTGGTAGTTCCCACTGGGGTAGTAGTATCTTTGCAAGTGGACTCTTTTGGAGTTGGGGTAGTTTCTAAACTTGTAGCCTCTATAGGTGATTGTTGCCATGTCTGAATTGTATCACCATAACGCAGAGCGTCTAGTCTTACATAATCAGCACCACTCTTTATCGGATGATTGGGCGTAGCAAAAAGAACCCTACCTTTATTTGTTATGAGGATATTCACTTTCTTGAATCCGCTACACCATGCGTTTTTAACCTGCTTTAGACCCTGTGACGTAAACACACGATCACCCACCTCAATTTTGTTTATTTTAATATCTCCACCCTCGGTCTTAACTCTAGTAAAACTTGGAAAACAAGCATCGAACAAATCATCACCGTTGTCACCGTTATCATCAGCGTTCATTTTTAGTACATCTTCTGGTTTCTTGGGATCGTGTTGGACAGATAGGAGTTGCTCAAAGACGGGTGTAGCGTTGGAGAAGAACTTTAACCGCTCCTCAAATAACCACTTGCGGAGTTCTGCCACCCCCTGCACTCTATTAGTATTTGCCTTAATGAAGTTAAGTTTAGGACAGGTATTGCGTAGACGAGAGACAATAGTTGGACCACCTTCTTTATTCCAAGCATCAACGCCTGAGTATACGTCCATACGTTTATCTCCGACTAACTCGTTAATAAGTCTGCCCTGCTCCTCTACCTCGCATCGTGTCTTACTCACATAATCAACGACGCTTATTTCTCCCGAAGCATCGACACATAATAACACAAATGCAAATGGATGTGCATAACCATAGTCATAGCCAGCAAAGTACTTAGGTAACTGGATCTCTACTGGTTTAATGATATGAGTTGATCTTGAAAGCATTGAAAATGCCTGACCTGCAAAGATCTCCCATGAGCCTAGTCTCCATGCTTTGTACAGGTTTGGGTCTTTGTTCTGTAAACCATCTAGGAATCTAACATACTCTGGATCTGCGTTAATCAGTGTCGGGTTATCATCAATGGTGGCTGATATGAAGATACGTGATCTACTTGTTTCAGGGTCAATAAAAGTCTTGCCTGAACCGTTGTCTACAAATCTAGTCTTAACCCATGAATGCCCTGGACCTCCTGGATTAGTAGTAGAGAATACCTGTGGCTGTAGATCCTTAATTGTTGATCTACACGATGAGATAAGTTTAAGGTAATCATCCTCAAATGGAATTAGTGTTAGCTCCTCAATCCCTATTCTGTGATACTCGTGACCTTGATATTTAGTAAATGCGTTGATGTCTTTTAAGTGTCCTGTTCTGATTATGCCACCAGCAGAAAACTTAAACCTTGGAGGATTACCAGACATTACCCCACCAAGTCTTGAATAAACTACGTTTGCCCTTTGCACATAATCAGATAAATCCTCACTGTTTCTGCGGATAACTAAACCCTTAAACTTTGGATGATGAGCGTCATAGAGAAACCAGTTAATAAGTGCCTCGGTCTTTCCTGGACCACGAGCACCTAGCCCCCGAACAAGATTTCAAACTCACTTCTTTCAAGAGCTTCTATCTGCTTGAGGTGGGGATTCCAGTGGTCGGCATTATGTTCGGGGATGGTACATTACCGCCTCTCGTGCCATCGGCGGTGAACATTCAAATGAACATTCATTCGATCGTGGTCTTGTTTCAACATTACTACGATGTTTGATGGTTCGTTGTTTAATGTGTCTCCGTCTACATGATGAGCTACCTCGTCTCTACCTAAATATCTGCCAATGGTTTCTTCCGCTACCAACCTGTGTTCTCTAACATAACCAGCCTTAGTACAATTTGGGTGTTCTGGCCTATAAATCAATTTATATTTTCTTCCGTTTGGTCTTGAAATTGTAAATCTATATCCCTTGAACTGAGCTGGCATAGTACCCTTTTTCCACTCAGTATCTTTTGAGAAGTGTTTACCCTTAAAGGCTAAATTGGTGCATTCTTTACTGCAGTACTTCCCCCTGCCAACATCAATCTTGCACTGGTAGGTTCTAAACTCTTTCTTGCAAATCAGACAGTTTTTAGTGATTGGCATTTTTTATGTTTCTCGTGTGGTGTCCAGCG